GTCCATAAAGGGTAAGAAACTCGAAATTGGAACACTGGTGAATGGGATCCCCATGGGGGACCCTATCACTAAAACGTGCCTTTCGAGTGCTCATCCTATATGCCACATTTACGCGGAGTCCCTTCTTTTGAAGGAACACCCCGTATTGTGGGACCAATGGGTCTCCAGTCGAGAATACTTTGCCTTCGGCGCCGGAAACGGCGACGATGGTGTAAGAATCTCCACTGGAGACATTGGTAGACTTTATTTCAAATATTTCCTGCAAGGCGCAGAGATATTAGGATACAAAAACTCTTCGCTGGACATGGCCATCACAAGTGATTGGGCCACGTACTGTGAAGAGTGGTTTCGCATCCCCCAGAATCGATTTGCAACCGTAAACAATGCGGTTAAGCTTAAAGATTCTAGGCTCTCCCCTTACCTCGACGTTCCCAAGATTCGATTAATCTTGGATACGAAGAAGGATAGGGAAGATTATAGCTCTGACCCCCAAGGCAAATACACTTTGCTTGGGAAGGATATGGAATATCTCGCCAAGGATTCGTCAATGCGACTGAATAATCTTTATTCAGTCGCGTCGGCGCTCCAAGACGTGTGTCTAGGATTGAAAGATAGACCGGAACCGGTCTATCTTCCAAGACAAGTTTTCGGACAAGGTAAGGCTCCCACAGGATGGGAACCAAAATCTTGGACGAACGCCTTGTTCTCCCAACGACGTTGGCCGCGTATGATCGCGACCCACGCTATGAAGGAGATCCTAGACAACGATAGGCTTATTACTGCCATTAGAGGGAAAAGTGTTTCTCACGAGAAACACTTTAAAAACCAAGCGTACCTAGAAGTACTTACTATACCGGAAAATGATCCGATTAAGGAGTACGTCTTGGTGCGCAAGGAACAGTGGAAACTGTTTCCCCCTAACGTTATCGAGAGACTGGTTACCAACCGGCGACTCATCCTTGAGTCCCAGGTTGGTAAACAGTATCTCTATTCAAAGAGATTGGAGGCTTTATCCTCCGGAGTGGTCGTCGCCGACCTCTTCGAAGTGATAAAGTCAATGTCGATCGAGATAACCGATCACACAAGAGAGGAAACCCTCTCTATTGTGACCGATTTCTCGGCCCACTACAAGGAGTCACCTTGGCAGCTCCGTTTCGATTTAGAAGAGGATTTATATCCCTCTTCAATCTTAACAAAACTGCACGAAAGTGACCCCTTGCGAGTGGATATCGATTATCCATTTTTAGATCGCTTTAAACATTCTTCCCCACTTTCCGATACCCCATTTGAAAGGGCATTGGACAGTTTGGAACAATGGTTTAAAGACAATTATGTAAAGATCATAAATGGGATGGACTTCGATTTACCTCCTACTGAGGTAATTGAAGACGATCCGATTTTAATGATCGCAGCAGAAAGATCCGAAAAGGACCTTTTCGTGATCGTTTCGAACGACGTTAAGCTGTATCGACGGATTAAGAACAAAGTCTTGAATAAGACTATTGCTCGAATATCTATCGAACACTGGCTTGACGTGTTCGAAATGTCCGAATCGGCCGTTTTCAAAAATGTCAAGGAAGCCATTGCTCCCGAGATCAACACTCAAATTGAGATTGATCAAGGAAGCATTGACACCTTTTTACTTTCCACCGATATAGCGCCGGTTGACCGGCCCTATTTCGATGAAGTTGTTTATCGAGGTGAACCACGTTCGCAAGAAGATATATATAACGTATATCTCCCTCCGAAAGCGGTAAACACCGGGAATCTATTCGAATTTCTTCGAATAGATTCTCAGGACCTCTTCTTTTTACGCAGGCGCTTTCGCGCTCAACGTTGAATCGCCTAGAGCCTCAATTGAGGATAGGCTATTTGACGGTACCTGCAATATTCACCGGCCCTAAACGGCTAGTCCCTGGACAGGGACTCCGTTTGGGGTTTGTTCGCTGAACTCACA